CTATTTTAGCTTCTACTATTTGCATTAGTTAATAATTTAATTTTTATAATAAAAAACAATATTTTGTATAAAATAAAAAAGCCCTTAAATTAATAAGAGCTTTTTCAAATTATGTTAAATAAAATTAAACACCTTCTACCACAGTGAAGTTGATGCCATCACCTATAATAGTTGGGTCAACAAAGAATGCTGGTTGAACTTCTTTTGAAGTTATTGTAAGAGTATATCCATTAAAATCTCCCATACCAGACCCAGAATTAGTATTCATAGAAACAGTACAACCGTTTACAGCTCCATGAAGCTTGAAAGTACCATCCCAACCTTCGCTAATTATCGCTGGTTTGCTGTAAGTTAATAATTTCAATTGTTTTCTAGTTACTTTGTCTTGAGCTTTCAATTGAATAGAACCATTGGTTGCCCAAAAAGAAGTTCCATTTTCTTCGTTTGTTTCTCCAACCTCATCCATAGTGTTTGCTCCTCTTAAATCGAATTTATAAAGAGAAACATCATTAGAATCAGTACTTGTCACAAGCTCATCAGCATCAAAAGTCAAATCAGAATAATTATATTCACTATCATTCATTATATAAATAGCTTTTAATCCTCCGACTGTTTTGCAAGGTTCTAAACGCCCTAAAGTTATATCGCAAGCCATAATTAAATAGTTAAATAGTTAGCTGAAAAAGTTAATCCAGAAGCTGGTATATTTACAAATCTAGCTAACTCAGTTGAATTACCAGAAACTGTAAGATTATATCCATTGAAATCCCCCATACTTGCTCCAGAAGCTGTTGAGATACTAATTTCACAACCATCTTCTAAACCATATATTTTATATTTTCCATCATATCCTTCAGTCATTACAAAATGAAGACCTTTAGCTATTGCATCTAATTCTTCTCTAGCTATTCCATCTTGAGCTTTTATCTGAGCAGCTCCTGCTATTGTGTAGAAAGTTGTACCATTTTCTTTTGAACTTTCTCCAGTTTCGTCAAATGTGTTTGCTCCTCTAACTTCCCACTTAAAAGCGGTCATAGCTGGTGCAAATGCCGTTATAATACCATTCGCATCTGTAGTAATGCCAGCGTAAGCAGCTGATTCAAATGGGATTATGTATATGTTTTTAAGTCCTCCGACTGTTTTGCATGGTTCTAAACGACCAGCCGTTACTTCACAAGCCATAATTATTTTTTGTTTTTTTAATTAATAAAAAAAAGGAAGGCAAGAATATTTCTACACCTCCCTTTCTATGAGTTTTACTGTTATTCTAATTGTTAGTTAACAGCGTTAACGATTCCGTAAGTTACGATATCTTCTACGTTAGCGTACATAACACCAGCAGTTAATCTCATAATTACTCTTACATTTTGAGAACCATCTAAGTCAGCCATATCTAATACTTTAACTTCGTTGTGGTCTGATAATAAACCAGTTCCAAAGAATAAGTTAGATTTTTCAGCACAAATAGCTGTGTTGTCAGATAAACCGTTTGCTACGAATAATTTAACACCGTCAAATGTCAAAGCACCGTTAGTGTACCATTGTGTTCCTTGAGCATTCGTACCGTTTCCACCTAAACCAGCTGTCGCAAATCCACCTAATGAGCGAACATAGGCTCTAGCAATATTTTGAGAAACATAAATGTATAAATCTTCTTTTCCATATAAAGCACTTGGAATAGCATCAACGATTTTACCTAATTCATCTACAACGTTAGCTGCAGTTACAGTAGTTCCTGTTACTTCATTAGCAGCTGGTAAATCAGCATCCTCAGCAAGTAAGATTTCGAATCCATCGTATTGAGAAGTTACTCCAGCCTCACCTTGCCAAATGTTTTGTTCAGTTTTTTCAGCAACTTTAGCTGCAACATATCCAATTAAATAATCTTGGAAAGTTTTAGGCATAACATCGTGAGCAGAGAAGCCCATTTCTAAAGCTTGCCAATCGCTTCTGAAGTCTTCTTTACATAATTGTAAGTTAACTTGAGCTTCAGCTGGTTGTAAAATTCTTTCTGTTTTAGTAACAGTAGAAGTAGCTGTAAAATCACAAGTAGCATCAGATAATAAATCTGTAGTTGATAATTTAGAAAGAACTTGCTTGTATTTTACATTTGGTTTAATAGTAATACCACCGTTTGCGATAGTGTTACCAGACAATAAAGCTGCAGATACGAATTCTCCTGCGTGTTCTCCAGCGTAAGTTGTTGTAATTGAAGTTGTAGTTGGCATAATTTATTTTTTAAATAGTTTTGCAAAAACTCTGTCTTGCGTAGTTAATAATGTTTTTTTGTTTTCTAATTTTGTGATTTTTTTACTAGAAAAAGCTTCTGGATTGTGAGCAACAGGCTCAACAATTTCTTCTTCTTCTACAATTTCTTCTTCTACTACTTGAGTAGCTAAAGCTAATTGTTCTTTAAGACCTTTAATAACGTCTTCTAATTGTTTTACTTTTTCAAAATGAGTTTCTTTCGAGATTGATTCAACTACTTTTTTAGGAGTAGCAGTTTCAGCATTGCTCATTTCTGGTTCATCCATTGGTTGTTCAGCTTCTTCAGGAGCTTCTTCTTCTTGAGCTTCTTTGATTTCTCCAATAATACCTTCTTCTGAAGCAACTAAAACTCTGCCATCTTCAAGTGTATATTCTCCCTCTGGTAAAGCAATTTTTTCATCGTCTTGAACGATAAAAACATTATAACCAGCTTCGAAAACTTCAGCTTCTATTTCCACTCCATTGTCGAGTTTCATAGATTCTAAAGCAACTTGAACACCTAGCATCGTCTTTATTTTTTTCAATGTTTCTTTTGGGTTCATACTTGTTTTAATTTTAATTGTTAATTATAATAATATTAATATTTTTGTAAAATTTTGTTAATTAATAACCTTGTTTCCAATAATGAGGACACGCTGAACATTCACAAGGCTCAGACGTATAAGTGTTTTTACATTTGCAATAATAAGCTTTAATGGCTGCCATATTATATTTGAGATTTTATTAGGTCTATAATTTCTTGAGCTTCTTCTTCTGTCAATTCATCAATATCTTTCTCTAATAATTGTGCAGCTCTCTCTTCAGTCATTATTCCTTTTTCTTCTGAAGCATTTATTTTTCTATCTGAAAATATTCCTTCAATAGAAAAACCTAAATATTTCCCTTTTTTAACATCGTTCCAAACCTCATCATTGTCTACTTTCATAATAACTACCCAAGAACCTTTTGTTGCATTTAATTTGTAAAGATTTGATTTATCATTGCTCTCATCTTCAACAATCCAAGATTCAACCGTAGAGACTCCAGAAGTATCTTTTTCATGCTCTAAAGTTGCGTTGTTATTATTCAATCTTTTCATGTATAAATGAGCTGCTTGTTTTACGGTTTCTTTACTGAAAACAACGTTATACTCATATTCTCCTTTTCTTCTGTATATTTCTTTTTCTGGTATTAAAGCCACACCCACAACCATTCGCTTTTCGTCATCTATGCTCTTAAAAGCTATTTTTTGCTTAGATAATGCTATCCAATTTTCTTCTATTGCTGGTTCTTTAACAAAAGAGATTGCTTCTATCCCATCTTCCTCTCCCGATAAATAAAGTTCTATTGTATCTAATTTCATTGTTGATTAATTTTATATTATAATAATTTAATTTGTTTTGTATTATATTGAAGCCTGCTGTACTATATTTCTATCTAGAGCTTGCTGGCTTGTTATATCATTTGACGCAACATAAGCTTGAACTATTTGTGGAGTATTTTGTTGATTAATAGTTGCTATATTTGATTGCTGAGCTAAACTCGATTGTGGAGAAAAGTTAGTAGCTTGAGCAGAACCAATATCTATATTTGGAGCTGAAATTTCACCAGCTCCCTTTGCAGCTGAACGAACTGAGGAAATGATACCAGCAGCTTGAGCTGCATAACCAACCAACAATGGAATGTTTTGTGGAAAACCAACTTTAGCTGTTTGAGCAACTCCTTCAGATATTGCAACTTGGCTTCTAGCAAGTGCTCCTTTAGAAAGTGATATTGTTTTAGAAAAATCTAAAACCAATTCTTTAGCTTGTAAAAGAGATTTAGCAATTAAAAGAGCTTTTCCAACTTTAGATTCAGCATTTGCCAACCCAATTATTTTATTGAAAGTATCTTCTTTTTGTTGTCTTTTTTGTTCTTCTAAACCAATTTCCTTTTGTAAATTTAAAGCTAACGCCTTTTGTCTTTCTTCGTTAGTTAACAATTCATCTTGTAATATCAACTCACGTTGTTCTTGCAATAATGCTCTTTTAGCTTCAAATGTTAACAAATCTGATTCTGCTTGTTCTGCAAGTCTTTCAATTTCAGCTTCTCGTTCTTCTTTTTGTTTTAGTTTTTCATCTTCTTTTATTTTTTTCTTTTCATTATCTAAAGCAACTTCTTGCTCATAAAATTCTTGCTTTTTTGCGTTCAATTCTATTTCTGCATCTACGTAGGCTTGAGTTCCTTCTTTATAAGAATCTTTTTTAGCTTGTAGTCGTTCTAACTCTATTCGTTTTTCTTCTTCTAAAACAGTTTTTAGAGCTTCGATTCTCATCTCATCATCAGTTATCTGTTCTGCTATGAATCTTTTCTTTCGAATAGATAGAGCATTTTCTGCTTCTGATTTTGCTTGTGTAAGTTCTAAACTTTCTTTGTCTAGACCTAAGTCATTTATTTTTTGTTCAGATATGAAACCTTCTATTTGAGCTAATACAGCTTTCCTTTCATTTAGCGCATTTATTAAAGCTACTTCATTTTCTATATTCTTATTAGCATTGAATTTAGCTCTCGCATTAGCAATTAATATGTCAGCTTGTTTTAGCATCTCCCTACTTTGCTCAGCCAAAACTTCTTTTAATTCGTCATTAGCTTTTCTTCTTTCTTCTATAGTATTTCTTTCCTCATCTCTTACTTGTCTTAGTCTTTCGGCTTGTCTATCATATTGCTCTATTAATCCAGTTATACGAGCTTCAGCTAATTGAGAATTATTTTCTAACTTAGTCATAGCTTCAGCAGATTCTAAAATCTTTTTTGGTTCTATTTTTCCAACTTCAGAAACAACATTTTTCACTGCTGTTCCAACCTCAGAAATAGCTTCTCCAAAATTGTTTACTACTTGCTTACCAGCTTCTGCAAAATCTTTTCCAAGCTGAATAATATTCTCTCTAGTTTCTTTTATATCAGCTTTTGCTTTTTCAACCGATTCGTCATCTCCAAATACTTTCTCGTAAGCTAATTTAGCTGATTGCAAACCTAATTTAAGTAAATTAAATTGTAATTGTAAAGGCTTTATAGCTAAATTTATAACTCCTTTAATCACTTTTCCTAACCCATCAAACCCACCTGTTAATTCAGAAGCTTTTTCAAAAGCAGAACTTACAGCGCTAGAAACTGCTGTGAATGATAATTTAATGAAATTCAACCCTGTGTTTAAAGCGTCTAAAACTTTTTGATTTGATTTAAACATAGCACCTAGAGCTGCTAATGCACCTACCACAACGCCAATTCCAGCCCCTTTAAAAGCTGTACCTATGCCTTTAAGACCTTTAGAAGCTAGATTGGAAATTGATTCAAGACTTTTAAAACCTTTTGAAGTTTTCTTTGTTTGTTCATCAGTATTTTTTAAACCATCATTGAGATTTTTTACATTTTTTTCTGCATTGCCTGTATTTACATTGATATTATAGTTTAAGTCCTTCTCTGCCATTTTAATTCTCTTTTTAATTGTTTAAATCCTTTTTTTATTGTTGTTGGCAATTCGTACTTGCCCTTAGCTATTTCTATTGATTCTGAACAACCATAGAAATCACTTGTTTTTAGTAAATTGATTACATCTGTTATCATGTTAATACGCTCGCTTGCCAGTCTTCAAATAAAGAAATTAATTCTAAATCGCTTTTACCAGTCAAAAGATTAGTTTTATTTGAGTTAATAATATATTTTTTATTGTTTATTATAAATACGTCATTTAATTCGTATTTTAAAAGTATTTTATTTGGTAAATAAGCCGTAAAATTTTCTATTCTAGCTCGTTGATTAAATCCTATATTTATATATTGAGAATAAAAACGATTGAAAAGAGAATTAGCATTTTCCAACCCAGTATGTATGTCTGCTTCGTTGCTAAAATGTAGCGTATGGTTTCCATCAGATGAAACATAAGAAGGTACATTACAAGTCGTTCTTCCGTTTAAGAAATTTAGTCCAGTTATTTGTTTGTTAAAAAACAATATTGGAGAAGTGCTTATTGGTTGTCCACTTTCATTTTTTAAAGTAGCCGTTGATAAATTTGTAGTAGCTCCTCCATTTACGTTATAAATCATTCTAAGAACTGGCTGATACAGCTTCAATGACAAATCAAAAGATTGCCCTTCATATTTTTCAAGCGTTTTGAATTTTAAACTACCAAAAGATTCTTCGTAATTATCTAAATAAATCAAAGAATAAATATCTTTGGGAGCTTCGTACATAAAATTTATGCTAGAATAAGGAATAGCCCTTTTTACTTTAGACGTTTCAACATCAATATATTTTGTTATGTCATATTCATTTCCTTGAGAATAATAGTCATCCAAAGTCTTAACAACTATAGTGCCATCGTCATCTAAATAAGCTGTTAAATTAAACATCTTGAACCAATTTGTAATTAATTCTAAGACACCTATGTTTGGTAGATTATTGACTATTGAAACTGCATTAGGAAGAACGAAATTAGACGAAGTGTAATTTGTCAACCCATCACTAACTCCATTTGTGAATCTAACAACTTTAGCCGTAACAGTACCCGTATTGAAAGTTTCTTCAGCCCATATCTTAACTTCAATATCCCACTCTTTGTCTTCTTCTGATTTTAAATAAATTACTCCCGTGTTATTTGTCGCACCCGTTAAAGAAACTCCTTTATATAATATTTCTCCCGTATTTCTATCTCTAACAAGAACGTTATATGGCACTATTCTATAAGCTAGAATACTAACTGGAATTTGCAAACTAAATTCGTAATACGTAGAAGAATTAGACATCAATGGTCTGTAGTCAGTTCCAGAAGAAAGTGAAAAATCAGCTAAATTTTTTATACCATTAGAAAAAGTTTGATTTAAGAAACCTGCTTTTCTGCTGCACCATAAATATAGCTCATCGAAAACATCACTTCCAAAAAAATCAGTTGAGAAATTTATTTCTGGATATTTGTCCTCAATCGCATTTATTATTTCGGTTGCTTTTACTGCTGGTTTTAGATTTCTATTTATCCCACCTAAATCTACTTGAAATAAATTTAAATCGTCAGAACCACTTCCAATATCATCATAAAATAAATCTTCTTGAGCCGAGATAAGTGAATATATAATTTTCCTATCAGTTGAAGTTGCTCCACCTACGCCTAAACCCACAGTTAAACCATTTACAATATCAAATATGTCATGGTCATATTGGTCTAAGTAGTATAAAGTATTTAATTTATCGTCTTTTAATTGTTCTTTTAAAGTAATTGTGTTGCCAAAAAACGTGACTTTATATGTTTCAGCTTTATTATCTTTTAAAGAAGCGTCATCTAAGCGTATTTTGCCTTTTTTAAACGTTAATCCATTTAATTTCAACTCAGAATCTAACGTGAATCTGCTATCAAAACCATTTAATAATGAGCTATTATAGAAATGTTTAAATATTTTGTTGTTATTTCTAGATGCTGGAACGTTAAAAGTCCTAGAATATGCAGTAAATATCTTCGATATGTCCATAATATCTTGGATAGAATCATTTATAACTATAGATTCGTCATCGAAAAGTTCAATTCTTTCATTATTTATGTATAATTCTAACAATCTCATTTATCTAATGTTGTTTATTTTGTCAAAAGCATAATCAACTTCTATAGAATATTCTATTAGCTTGTCATTTAATGACGTTTTAAACGTCAGAGATGAACTTTTTATATTTATTGGTAGTGTTTTATTGTCAATCTCAATCCAAACGTTCTCAGACAACAAGAATTGCCTAAATATTTCATTATATTCTTCACTATAAAATCCAGAACTTAATTTTAAAGATTCATTTCCGTTTTTATTCAATATTTTATTGCGATGAGAAGAGATACTATAATCACCTTGAGAAACGATGTTAGAATTGTATTCTTTTTTGTTAGTTGTAATTGACAACTCAGATTTTTTAAAGAAATATAAATCTTGTAAAGCTCCAAATTTATTTACAAAAGTTAGTTTGTATGGTTTATATTTACATTCTTCAATTGTTATTATTTTGCAAATTTCGCCATCTATAGAAATTGTATCAACGCCAGTTAATTCGTATTCTCTAAACGCTTTTTCTAAACATAATGAACTTTCAAAAATACCACCATCGTTTATTACTCTTTGTTCAAAGTTATCTATTCCATTCTGAAAATAATCTTGTATGTAAACTATTCTGCTTATTGAAGAATCGTCTAATGATATTGATTGAGATTTGACTAGCTCACCGTCACTGTAAAAGCCAACATCATAAGTAGAATTAGCATCTACAGCTATTCTTGTTGAGGTGTCTGATAATTTATATATAATTCTATTTGATTGCAATAATTTAGAATCGTTTAAATCTTTTGACTGATTTTGAGCTCCATCTTCAAAATAACCATAACCATCAAAAGCTACTAAAGCAACTATAGCTTCTGGTGTTTGAGCAACTTCTGAAATATATGGAGTTATTTGATAATCTACCCACACAACTTCTGTTGCATAAGTGCCATCAAAATTATGCTCTATATAATCTTTAACTAATTCAGATATCTCGAAAGTTACAGCATCTGAAATAGCTAAATTATCTAATGTATAAATGATTGAACCTCTATCTGTGGTCTGTTCTCCTGTGTAAATATATAAATCTAACTTAGCTGAAGTTAAATTCGTATCCGTATAATAAATGAAGTAAGGACTTCTTGTGTTTATTTTAGTCATTTAAAAGAAAGTTATTTATATCGTTTTCTATTGCTTTAAAAAATTCATTTTCATATTTTTTAACACCCGTGTCAAGTGATTTTGTAAAGAATCCATTTCCTCGTAACCCTTTCTTTTTAATAGACAAAGCTATAGCTACTCCTATTGATTTATAATTGCCTTTTTTAAATCTTCCTTTTTCATCTCTAAATCTGAATTTCTTCCTTTTTGCCCACTTAGCAAAAGTACCTGTAGCTAATTCAAAACCTAAAACTTTAGACGATTGCTTGTATTTAAAAGGCGAATTTCTAGCAGACGAATAAGTTGATTTAGTTCCTTTAACTCCTTTGTCAACATAAGCGCCATATTTCTTCATTATAAATGTCACTGATGAACTTTTATTCTTGAAATTAGTATCAACACTAATGGAATTATAAAGTGCCTTAGAATCAACCCTTTTAGACTTAGTTAAACGAGAACGAGATTGTTGTTTAACATATTTGCTAAACTCTAATAGTTTTTTATTTAATTCAGTGAATAAGGTTAACATATCGAGTTGTCATTTTCTACAACAATATCCATACTTACAGTCCAGCC